ATTGAAACCAGACGTGATAGTGAAAGGGGGTGACTACACAGTTGATACTGTTGTTGGTTCTGATATAGTTAATGAAGTTGTTATATTTCCTACGATAGAAGGAAAGAGTACAACAAATACAATTAAAAGGATAAAAGAAAAATGATTATAGTAACAGGTGGAGCAGGGTTTATAGGTAGTAGATTAATTAAAAGGTTAAACAAAGACGGACATACTGATATAGTAATGGTCGATGATTTATCTGACGCATCTAAAATAAAAAATATTAGAGATTTAGAAATAGAAGATTATATTGATAAAGATAATTTTATTGAAATATTTAGTGTATTGGCATCAAATAAAATGGTAGAAGCAATTTATCACTTGGGTGCAGAAAGCGCCACAACTTGTACAGATGGTAAATATTTAATGAGTAATAACTATCAATTCACTTGTAATATTATGAATATTTGTGCATCTAATCAAATACCTTTGGTCTACGCTTCTTCTGCTTCTGTTTACGGAGATAGTGAGGAATTTAAAGACGACTCTGACGACTACCGACCAAATAATATGTATGGTTTTTCTAAACTTCAAGCAGATAAGTATGCAAGAGGTTTAATGAAAACTTCTAGAATTGCTGGTTGTAGATATTTCAATGTTTATTCTGATGGAGAATTTGAACAACATAAAGATGAGGCGGGGATGAAATCACCAACTGCTTGGATGAAAGACCAATTAGAAGAACACGGAGAGGTATCATTATTTAAGGGGTCTGAGAATTTCAAACGTGATTTTATTCATATAGACAAGGTTGTAGATATGACAATTAATTTAATGAAATCTATTAATCTTCATATTTCCCGCAGTGGAGTATATAACATAGGAACTGGTTCTGCTAGGTCGTTTACTGATATGGTTTCTGAAGTAGGTCCCAACATTAATATTAAATTAATAGAAATGCCGAAAGATTTATCTGAACATTATCAATCGTTCACAGAAGCAGATATGTCTAACTTTCCAAAAGATTCATTTTCACCCCACTTCGATTAGTTTCAAAAGAGTTGTTGCTAGTTGGAACTTCTTCTTTTTGGGACATTTGACTATCTCCAGGAAATACTCTATAATTATCTGATGGACTATCAAACGACGAGCATTCCATAATAGAAGTTCCATCTTCTAATGCTGTTACTTTATGGGGAGTCATTGGTTTTATCCTAATAACTCCTCTTTCTTCAATAATAAGTTCTTCTACAGAAGCATCTTCTAAATCCATAAGTTCAACTTTTATTTTACCACTCAGTATCGTCCAAGTTTCGTCTTTCTCTACATGAAAGTGCATAGATGATGTACCACCTGCTTTATCAAACTGTAAAACTTTCATGCAATACTTATCGTTAGATTCTAGAATTACTTCTCTTCCCCACCCTTTTTCAATCATTTCCATAATATAACTCCTTTAAGGTACAACTACTTGATTTATTCTATATAATGGTTTTCCGTCGAACCCCATTCCTTTCTCTATATGTCCCGTATGAAAAATATAATTTGGATATATTAATAATCTATTAAATTTCATAGGGATTGTTTTTATATATTCCCACTGACCTACACTTTCTGTTACATAATTATCAACCAATTCTATTCTATCTTTAAATTCAGAATCGGGTTGTTGCATACCCTCAAACCTAAAAAAGGCTGTACCACCAGCACACTCTTCTTGAGTATTAAGTGTAATAAGTGAGGCAACTCCACCCCTGCCCGTTACAAAGTTACCATCACGTTGTGCGTTCAAAAAGTCTTCAATCATCCCATCAACATGAGGAACTTTTGTTCCGTTTGGAATATTTAATAAGTCTTGTTCCTTTATAATGTTACCAGCAAATGATTGTTGTTCAAATGATGCTTTAAATGATTCATAACTATGGTTTTCACACCCATCTACATAATTTGTTATTATATCATAATAAATATCAGTTAGAGGTCTGACGTCTATATTACACGCAATTTTCCTACCAACCGCAGAATGTTTAACATTCGGTCTTTCTGTGCTAGGTATATCTATTAAAAGTTTACGTACCATTTCTGGATTCTTATAAAAATCATCTATAATAAGTGCTGTATATAAACCCACTTCTTCGAATCTAATATTTAAGTTTTCGTTTACTTCGAAAATTTCCTTTTCGTCTATTATTTTTATATTCATCATGGGAATAGTATTTGATTTATTCTATATATAGGAGAACCGTCAAAGTTCATTTCTTCTTTAATATCTGGGTGATGTAGAATCCAATTAGGATACATTATAAACCTGTTCCATTTCATTTCTACTGTGTTTAATAGTTTCCAATCACCGCAACTTCCTTGTACCCAGCCATCAAACGGTTCTTTATCGTTTTTATATAATACATCTGGTCTGCTATTTTGATCTACTGTTTGTTTCCCGTCGAATGAATAAAAAGAAGTTCCACCCGCACACTCTTCTGGTGTGTTTAGATATACTATACCGGCTAACCCTCCCATATCCTTTATCATTTCATCGCCATTAGAAATAACATCTTCATAATCTCCATCTACATGCGGAACCCCCCAAGAATGGGTTCTATTATTCACTTGTTCCTTAAATGTCAATATATTACTATTAAAATTACAATAATTAAAACAGTTATACACAGAATCGAACGACCACCCTCTTGCGTGTGGGTATATTGTTGTTGATAAGTAGTGCCAAATTTTAGACAAATTTGTTAAATCTAAAGATGCCTGAGTTCTATACCCCTGAGTACCTCCAGTAACAGACTGAATATTAGTTGCAGGAATATTTAAAATTAAATCCCTAACCATCTCTGGGTTTTTATAGAAATTATCAATTATAACAACTTCCATTTCTCCTACTTTTTCTATTTTGATATCTAGATTTACATTCAACTCAAACACTTCACTGTAATCTAAAAACACGGGTCTTTTCATAATATAACCTTTACATGAACAATGATTGATTTAATCTGTCGTAATTGTCAAACATTCCTCTTTTAAATATTTGACTATGAAATACATTTCCTTCATACAAAATCATTCTGTTATATTTCATAGGAATAGTATATTCTAATACCCAGTGTGGTATTCTGCTTTCTGAAATCCAAGCATCTATATCACCATAGTCTTCTTGTGGGCATTCTATATCCCCGAATTCTGATGTCATATCACCTTTGTATGAAAATAATCCAGTACCACCAGCACACTCTTCTGGTGTGTTTAGATATATTACTGACGCAAAATGACAAGCAAACCCGTCTGTGTGAGGGCAACCGCCTGTAATCTCACTCTCATTCATACTATTACAAAGGAAATTTGTAGAATCCCAAGCATTATTAAACGCCTTATCTTGTTTTTTTGTTTTCCAAATATTTGGAACAGATACTAAGTTTGAGTAAGTATCTTTTAAATTATTCCTAACATCGTCTGTTTCCAAATATATACGTTTCTTATGAACTCCGCCATTTAATTGTGGATTTTCTTCTTTTGTTATTGGTTTAGTTTTGAGTGCCAAATTGCGAATTTCATCTGGGTTTTTATAGAAATCATCTACAATAATAACACTAACTTTATTCGGTCCTATCTCCGTAATAACACGAATAGACGCTGCATCGTTAATTTCAAACATTCTTCACTTCAATAATCAATCCATTATGAGGAATATATAGGTATTCAATCTCGCTCTCTTTAAGGGTTCTAACGGCATCGTCAATAGTTTCCACTAAAGGTTCGCCACCTAAGTTAAATGAAGTATTGAAAAGAATTGGTACGCCAGTTTGGTCATAAAATTCTTTAATCATTTCATAATAGATTGGATTTTGATGTTCCTTAACCGTTTGAATTCTACAAGTACCGTCGATATGAATAATAGCAGGAATCTTTTCCTCAACTCCAGGTTGGCAATTCATAGCATACATCATATGCATAGATTCTTCTAGTCCTCTCATATCAAACCATTCGTGAGCAAATTCGTGTAAAATAGAACCAGCAAATGGTCTAAAGTATTCACGGTGTTTAACTTTATTTACATAGTCTTTACCATCAAGGGATCTTGGGTCGAATAAAATAGAACGGTTTCCTAATGCTCTTGGTCCATTCTCACACCTATCTTGAAATAGAGTAACAATATGACCTTTCATAATTAAATCAATAGCATCCTTAGGAGTCTGTCCGTCATATAATGCCGTTGCTCCATACTTCTTAGAAATTTCAATAATTTTATCAGTAGTTTCTTCTTGAACAGGACCAAGGTATAGGGATTCTGCATAACCTTTAATTTCACTATCTTTATTGAGGGAGTGGTGTACTAATAACGCTGCACCCATTGCTGTACCTGCATCATTAGAAATAGGTTCAACGTAAATGTTAATATCTTCGTCTTTCAATTGTTCTAAGTACCAATAGTTAGCAACACAATTTAAACCATATCCGCCAGAAATAACTACATTCTTTTCACCACTCATCTTAACTGCTTTACGAATTAAGTCAAGAACCATTTGTTGTGATTCTGTTTGAACAGCATATGCCATATCTCTACGGTTTTGAAGTAATGTAACATCTCCTTCTAAATCTTCTTTAGTCGTGTGTAGGGAAGGATATTTTTGACTATTAACAAGTGCACCATTAGGGTATGTTGGAATAATAAGATTTCTATCTGTAGTTTTCCATGAACCTCCTCCACCATCTGTGTAAATATCAGGGATTTCGTCATTAGGTTTACCATAAGGGAATAGACCCATAGTCTTTCCTGCTTCAATAGGACTCCAACCGCAATATTGGGTCACTGCTTCATATGCTTTCACAATTCCAGCAGTATCATCAAGGATTAATTCGTGAGTTCCTTCTTCTCCCTCACGTTTACTATCCATTTCTAGTTTCTCTCCAACCCATGGACCTCTTCCGCCTTGATGTTTATAAAGAGTTTTAAAATTATCAGGGTAATTACAACTAAAAAGAGATTCTAATTCCCAAGTCATTTCTTCCTCACCATTCATTCCCATAGGGATAAACGTTCCTGCGCCATCGACAATAACTGCACAAGCAGATTCAAAACCAGAACGATAAAAAGCACAAGCCGCATGTGATTTATGGTGCCATTGGTGTAAATCTAATACTTGTTCTTCACTTTCAATTAATCTCATTTTACGTGCAAGACCAGTGTAAACTGTATCCCCACTAAAATCAACTCTACTATCATCTGGTTGTGTATGAGATACTACAAGGTAATCTAATTTATCTGTATAATCTAATATCTTAATCATAGAAGCATATGGACCACCATCATACTTTTGTCTAGATAACCTCTCTTCTTCGATAGCAAATACTATCTCACCATCTTTTAATAAACATACACCACCATTATGTCCTCGAGCAATACCCGCAATCCACTGACTCATATTATAATTCCCCTAACAGGTTTTTTGTATTAAATTTGTACTCTGGCATACCATCAGATGCTGGAATCGTTCCACAACCACCAGTTTGTTGAGGTGGAGTATAAGATCCTTCAAATTTTTCAGGTTCACCCAGGAACGACTTAACTGAATCTATAACTAATTGTTCTTGGTCACTATCCATCATTATAGCATCGTTATTAGTTCTATCTAATTCATCGTCCATTGCTATTCTTATTGGACTATATGTTCTAATGTCTTTACCAATATCTATAATGTCAAAACCCTCAGCACCAGGATAAGAAATATTTTCTGGATACGTAGAACCTACTACAACTGTTGCTGTTTTACCTAATGATTTGACAATATGTTGTCCTACAGAATCGCAACCTAAGAAATGGTCTGCCGAATTAATAATACTTGCCCAAATTCGTAGATCTTTAACTTGAGGACCAGCAACTGGATTATCTGGATCTTGTTGTAAAGATAAAGGATGTTCTGACATAACTACAACAGCATACTCGTTTCTTAACTTTTCTATGATATTAATAATATTCTGTAATTCAAAAGAACGACTTGAAACGTCTACCATAAATTCACCCTGCATTCCGATAGAACGACCAAATGGTTGAATTACAACTACTTTATCCTTTCCAGTAGACGCTTTAATTTCTTGAACCGCCATATGTCCTTTAACTAACTCTTCTTTGTTTAACTTCAAAACAGGGTCTTGTAAAGTACGTGGTCCGTCTAATTCATTTATTTGAATATCAAATGCTTCGGCTAAAGAACATTTTTGATTAAAGTAGTCATTCACCCTATATGGTTCTGGTGAAATAATATCTTTATCTCTTAAATGATTTTCAAATAGACCTTTATGCCATACATCAAAAACTCGTTTATGAAGTTCCGGATGACCTCTATAAAAGTCCATACCACCCTCTGCAACAATAATAAAGTCTTTGTCCCCAGATTCTTCTGCGTAATTTTCTAATGCTGGAATTGAACATAGTACACGACCTGCACCACCGTTTATAAAAAACGCCTTAGAGCGATTGCTCATTCTTCACCTCACTTGTTAATAATATAATCATAATAGAGTAATTATACCCTACTTTTATGTAAAAGTCAACCTTTTTGTAAAATTATTTATAAGCCATAAAAAACCCCCAATTAAGGGGGTTTTTACTATTATTACTCGTCTGGAGCAATTGGATTAGGAATCTGATAAGGTTCGTAATCTGCATATTTAGAAGGCAAATCGCGAAGTTCTTGTCTATACGCTAACCATGCTTCTTTATCTGCAACACCATCTGGTAAAGCTTCTTTAACATCTGACATTTCTAGAGCAAGGTTTCTACCATGTCTAAGTGACTCCCACGATCTCCAAGTCTCTTCAAACTTTAGATCCCACGTACCCGTTACAACATCATAAACCGAAGTTTCTTTATTATAAACGTGATCAGGCGGAAGACTAGTGTCTGCAGGTCTTGCATAGAAAGCTTCAGACTCACCAGGCAAAGTAAACTCTACCTGTGGTAACATTTCATAAGAACCTGTTTCATCACCAACTGATTTACCACCGATAAACATCGCACAAATATGTGGATTTTCATCACAGTTAATTTCTACACGGTCACAATCTAATGGTACAGGTAATGCACGAATAGCATCTGCCTGATCGTCATTCTCGTAATCTTCAACATCACCATCGTCAAGGTAGTTAGTTTTTAATACGTCTTTAGTAAACGTACCTTTAACTTGCCCCTCTTCTGGTTTATCTTCTTTCCAAACATCCACCCACATAAGGTCTGGACCAATAAAGGTGTTTGTTGCTTTTTTGCCTAGTTTCGTCGATTGAGATAAGTAATCATCTGCAACCGCGTAAGACATTTCTTTTGTAATTTTTGCCATTTTTAAATTCTCCTAATATTACCAGTATGTTACTACAACAAGACCACCAGCACCCCATCTACCACAACAACATGGACCGCCACCTACGTTATGAACAACACCACCACCACCTGGGAAGTTAGCACGACCACCTGAGTGAGTTGCATGATTACATGCGTCACCTTGGAATGCTCCGTTGTTTCCTAAAGGACCTGAACCGCCTGGTGCCCAACCGAAGTATCTCTGACCACAACCTTGTGTGTTCTTCATCCAACTTGATTGACCTTTAACATTCATGTCTGAACCATATGCACAAGCACATGCGAAACATGTTTGACAACATTGGTAACATGACCAAGGACCATGACAGATAAATCCGTTTGATTCCTTTCCACCCATAGCACATAAGTTAGAAAGTCCAGAACCATTTACGTATGAAGTATGTCCACGACAACCACCACGTCCAGGCCAGCAACAACCAGTTCCGCCAGAACAAATTGAGTAGGTATCTCCTACATTAAATGCTCCATCTTCTTCCTTAATAGTTTTCACCGCATAAGCACCTGAACCACCTGGCCATGCAGCACCACAACAACAAGCACCCATAGAAGAAGAACCAGCACCATATAACTCGAATCTAATTTCCGTTGTATCTGCAGGAACTGCCCATAAGTTGCAACAACCGCCATAGTTTTGGTCGTTATAGTCACCATCTTTGTTTTGTGACGATACGTAAAAAGTAGTTCCGGCACCACCACCTGAACTTAATCCAGAATCGATAACGTCCTGAATTTCTTGTGTACCTGTCGTTACTGCATCTTCTACAACTGTAACTTGACTAGTTTGAAAAATTTCAATATCAGCCTGAGTGTTGCAAATGTCTTTTAATGTTTCGAAAGTAGCGTTCGCTAGAAATTCTAACGTTTGGTCTACATCTTTCGCCATTTGGTTCATTTTACCAAGTGTTAAAATATCCATCGTTTATTTTCTCCAATAAAAATTATTTAATTATTATAGTATTATTTATACTAGTTTTACAAGACATCCCAAATATCTTTAAGAGTAATAATACCCTTCATGTCATTTGTTGATCCGTTATATCTAGAAGATTCATACACTAATGAATCAGGTGAACCTTTAACCCATGACTGAGTTGTAAATTCCCAAGAATCGTTTAGTGAATGTCCTTCATACTGTTCCCACTGAACAAGTACACCGTTCTTAAAGTTTGTACCAGCAGAGCTGTTAGCACTGAATGGTGAACTGTCAAGGTTTCCTTTAGGTCCATATAATGCATATGCCTCTCCTGCTTGGTTAATAGAACCACCAGAATATGTAACAGGACCAGCAACAATAACCGTAGGAATTTTATATGAACTTCCAGGATTATCAATGATTATATTAGAAACGTTTCCAGCACCACCTAATGATACAGAACCAGTCGCACCATAACCAGTAGGCTTTGCGTGACTATCGATAACAATAACTCTAGTCTGTCCATTAATATAGTCTTGCCAATCTTCTACAATTGAAGCAGAACCAATACCATTATTTAATCCAACTATACCAACAAAACCGATACCAACAGTGTTTGTAGAATCTGTACCAACAGTTCCTCCTGAGTCAGTTACAATAATAGTAGGTTCGTCGTAATTACCACCACGGTCTGTAAATACAATATCACTAACAATGTTGTTGATATCAGGAGTTACAGATGCGCCAGTACCAGTACCAGCAGGGTCGTTAATAATTAATTGAACATCTCCGTAACCAGAACCAGAAAAAGACATTGTAACTGCTGATATTTGTCCAGCAAGAATTTCGTCTGTCCAAGTAGCAGTTGCGGTTGTACAATCACTCTCCGTTAGTGATGTTCCATTAGAACAAGAACCATCAACAGTCTCTGGAGCAATTTCTAATTTAGTTACAGCACCCGCACCATATGTACGACCAATCTCAGAACCCTCACTGTCTAAAACTGCTACACCTGTTGGGTCAAATACTATAATTGATGTATCATCAGAATAATCATAACCTTTAGAGTTTACAGTAACTTCTGCTAAAGAACGGTCTAATGTTGGAGTTGCGTATGCACCCTCACCAGCACCAGAAACGTCAATAATTCTAACTACATCACCAATAACATAATTCTTTCCTGGTCGGTCAACTGCAATATCAAGAATTTGTCCAGCTGCATTTACAGTAGCAAGACCACGCATACCACCACCAGTCGCAGTGATCATGTCTACAAATACGGTATTTTCACGCACCCATAAAATAGCAGTCGCTGCTGAATTATTATCAGTAATTACATATTTGTCTGTCAATTCAGTATCTTTTGTGATAATGTAAGACCAAACACCTGACTGTGGAATATCACCAGAATCAAATACACCATCTTCGTGTGTTACCGTATGTGCTCCTAAATCTAAGTTTGTAAATTCTACTGTATCACCGACATTTGCCGAAATAACAGAAGGAACAAATGCATTATTTTGAATAACAACTGAAACCGTTTTAGACGTTGTGTCTGTATATCCAGTACCTTGATTGCTTAATGAGATAGAATTAATTCCACCATTTGCGAATGACAATTCAGTCACCGCTGCAACACTTTCTGTACCACCAGTAATTGTTAAAGCATCAGGGATGCCATAAGCAGTTCCTGGATTAGTAATTATAATTTTATCTAAAGCATTTGCTTCCGTTAGTAATGCATATGCGGCAAAACTATTACCAGTAGAGGTTGTTACACCGACTGTAATTTGAGGATTAATTTGATGACCATCTTCGTAAAGTCCATGGTCGTGTGGACCAACTTGACTAGTAAAGATAAATTCGTCATTGAAAGAATTCCATGCAACTGTAATATCGTGACTATGTCCAGCCTCAACTGTAGTAGATATAACTGCCGTGCCACCCATAATTGAATTTACTTCTGTTTGAGTTAATTGTAAGTTGTGCGTGTGACCATTACCACTGTCTGGTACTACAACATTCCAGAAACCAGTATAACCTGCACCAGCAGAAACAACATTAACCGAATCTACCAAACCATCTCTTAATGTATGAGAAGCAATTGCTTTAGTTTCAGCAGAACCTGTAACATCAACCGCACCTAAGTCAAATGTTCTAGCAAGTGATTTGCTTGAATATCTTGTACCTCTGTTTGTAATAATTACATCAGAAACACCATCATCATAAACAGCATTAAAGATTGCGCCAGTACCTACTGTTTGATTTGAATCGATAGTGTAACCGTATGTATCAACAACACCAGAGTCATCTGTAATAGAAACTTTATACGTAAGACCATCAGAAAGTGCACCATCGTACGATTCACCTGAAATAGTTGATTCGTATGAACGAGTCATGTCGTCTAATAAATTAACCGTTGAAACTGAACTAGTTTCACATTTAGTAGGGTCTTCATAATCACCACCGTCAGAATCAATACCAGAAGCACCGTCAGATGCAACTACACCCCAACCTGTAATTGATGATAAACCGTCGTGACAATAAGAACTTCCTGGAGAAAATATCATAGTACCATAATCAATCGCGTAATTACCCTCAACGCCTTTATTGTAGATTGCTCCACCTAAGTCTGTGATTTTAACCATATCGCCAGAATCAACACCACCATATAACATAGCATTTGAAGTACCACGTCTAATAACTAATTCTGGGTTGTCTACATCCGGAATAGAAGTGTTATTAAGAATAGTTAAATCCTCTGCAGGATCGCCGTTTGCTTCGTGACCACTTGCCCTAAATACATTAGTACCATCGACTAATACTTCTTTAAATATATCATATGCTTTAACTTTTTCTACAGAAGTAGAACCAAATTCATCGTTTTGTAATCTTAAATGATGAACAAATGGATACGGTTCTCCCGTAATTTGCATAGCCTCACCGAAAGAAGAAATTCCGCCTGCTTTATTGTAAGCAATGTGATGTGTTTTATTTGCTCCTTCTTCAGCAAAAGCAATTTGTCCATCTTGTGTGTATTTGTAATCAGCAAAACCAATTTCACGAGTCATTGTTACTTCAGCAACTAATAAGTTTGTTTGATGTACCGTATAACCAGAGTCAGCTGCACCAGAGGTGAATTGAGCAAGGTAAGTTAGCATATCTTCAAGTGCTTGAGCAATAATAGCATCTTGATTTTGTACGTGAATTGTGTAATCTGATTGTAACTGAGTTATCTGAGTAGTTACATTAGTTTCTAAAAGATTAGAAGCTGTTGATAACGTAATACCCGCATCATTTGCCCAAGGGACAAACACTGAATTAACAAAACCAGCAACTTCATCGTTCATGTAAGTTTCAACTGCATTCATAGCAGTATTAGTCTTGACGACTACTTCGTTTTTAAATGTGTTTTGTTGGTTTTCTAAAGGTGTAGTTACATTTGAATTTAACCATGATTTCATATTGCCCGCCATAGCGTTCAATTTTGTTGGAATCATCACCGCAGGGGTGTTGGTATAAATCTCTACTTCTTCAACGAACTCCGTAATATCAATACTCTCGAAAGTGATATCAGGTATATCGTTAAACTGGTCAACCGTAGTTGAAATCGTTGATAGTGTTACGGACATTGTTCGTTATCTCCAAAAATTATTCTTAAATTATTTATAATACTATTTATAAAAGTTATTTGCTGTTACCATTATGTAATTATTACTGCAAGGACTTCGGTAAATGTTTGACCATCTAGGTTTGTAACTTTAACGTTATACGTTCCTGCTACAACACTACCAATTACAAATACTAAATCAGTAGGAGTATTAACAACCGCTGCAGGCGTGTCTACTACAACTTGACTATATGCATCAATAATTTCAATAATTGTGTCTGCTGCTATAAACGCTGCACCTGTTACACCATAAGATCCATCATTGTTATCTGTTACAGTTCTAATATGTAAAGTATCTGTTACTACAAATGGGTCAGAAAATGCTGAAGTATCAAGGTCTACATTTGTTACACGTAGTTCGTTATCACCCAATAATGTATCAGGATGAATTTCAAACCTTATCTTATATGGTAGGTTCAGACTTTCGGTTTCTGTTTGTACTACATCACCTAATGTAACTACGAAATCTAAGTCAATACCATCACCAACAATCTCTACCCACTGACCATCCATTTCGGTAACAGTAGTATTATCCCAAACACCTCTAGGTGCTTCGCAATCGATTTGATTGTCAATTGTGATACCAGCAATAGTAGTATCACAATGTTCAAATTCTTCTATAACCCAAGTACCTCTTGGTCCTTCACATACTTCTTGTGTTGTCTGAATACCGTCAGAACAATATCCAGCATCGCCTGGAGTCCAAGTGTTACCAGCAGAAGTCCAAGCGTTACCAGAGTTAGTGTAAGTGTTTATTGGAGTCCAAATGTTAGTTGCGGTCCATGTTTCACCCGCAGCGGTACAATCTGTGTTATTTGTTAATGTAGCATCTGTACAAGTACCGTCATTTTCATAACAAGCACCTGATGAAGTAGACACTCCGTCTGAACAAGAACCACCAGAGTCTATACAACCAGTTTCATCGTCGTTATATACTGGGTCAGAACAAATACCGGCTGCAACACAAGTATATTCAAACGAATATGTTGGATCAGAACAAGAACCAGCACCCAAACAACCATACTCTGTTGTATATGTTGCATCAGAACAAGAACCTGGAGTTTCTACACTCCACCAACCAAATACTTCTTCGCAATCGACTTGAGTAGAATAATCTGTGTTAGTACAATGAGCTGCAATCGTAGCAAACCAATCTCCTACAACTGCAGTACAAGATGCTTCAATTATATAAGTATCTGTGCCAACGTTAGTAGTACAATAAGGATTAACCGATGATATACCACGTCTACCAGTAGATCTATCTACAGAACTTAATGAAATAGGTGGGTTAAGAATATCATTACCACGTCTATTAACGTCATAGTAATCTTCAATGATTGACTCACCGAACGATTCCATAGTTCTCATACCAGCAATAGGTTGTCCAACATAGTCAGCATTTTCCATATCTAAATGATTTGCTTTCCATCTTTCTTCACCACCGACCGGAACACCCATAACGTTCATTGAACGTGCAAGTAATAAATACTCATCAGATGAAAGACTAGGAATTGTATGAACGTTTACATCGTCCCAATAAGTAAATCCATTTCCAGTAGTAGCAAGTGTTAAGTAACAAACTCCAGTAACAGGTGCTTTAAATATAAATTCACGCTGTCCATCATATAAACCACTAGTAGCAACATCAATAATATCTAATTGACCGTACTGTGAACTATCTGGAGTTGAACCTAATTTAAGAACTGAGTCGGTAGGTCTGTCAACTTTAACAGAAACCTTATAACTCATATCAAGAGTCATTTCGAATGAAATATGAGCAATACCTCTATTGTTAGGTCCAGTACCTGAAGTGAATATTTGTTGATTAATTTGGTCAACGTAAGCATTTCCGTCTTCTTGCGAAGCAAACGTCCAATTCTCTATAACCTCTCTTACAGAAACGTCATCAATAGATCCCTCAAAACCAACATTGGAATAGTATGGATTGTTATCTTCAGGTAGATTGTCGTCTACTTCACCAATAAAGTGAATCTTTTGATCAAATGCTCCCGCACGAACGTGGAATACTTTCTGACCGTCTTGATTAAGACCGTCTGTATTTGCGTCAATAATAGGAATAGCTTCTTCAACAAGTTTAATTGATTTAATAGCACCAGAACCATTAACCTTTAACGTCAACGTATTTGTAGGAACACCAATAAAGTCTAAATGATGAATTCCACTAGTGGATAAATTAGCAACAGAAACACCATTAAGAACAACGTCGACCGTAGGGTTATTCACGGTAGTTGAAATTAATGTCAACTCATCATGTCCCTCTGGGTTAGTTTGTTCAGAAATACGATATCCCTCTGCTGCCGACCACATAATTGTAAAGTCGTGAGTATAAGTATCTGCGTGATATCCGTCCGTTTGAGTGAACGTTAATGAGTTTACTCCAGGGTTGATTTGTAAGAACTCTGCTTCAGTTTCCGTAATTTGGAAAGTATGACTATGTGTACCACTCGGTCCAGGACCTGCTTGGAAGTTAAGAATACTATCTTCAATCAAGTCTGCATCAATACTTACTTCGTACTTAACTCCACCAACTAATGTTGAAGAGAAAGTATAAGCAGCCATTCCGTCTACAGAAGAATTAAAGTTTAATGTATCATTAATAATTTGAACAGTAGCATCACTCAGATTCCAATTAATTAAAACTGGATCTGTAATATCAAAGTTCCAATTAGAAATAAGATTAGTTGGATTAGTACCAAGAGTAACACGCATACGTCCAGTCATACCGTTATTATCGTTATCTAAATCACCTAATAAATATTTAACCTCGTAAAGTTTACCTGTTTCAATAGCAACAGTTTGAGAAACTTCTGTGGAAGAAGAAATAGAACCATCAATATATGCTTTAGCACCAGCGGAACCCCAACCCTCACCCATTGCCCAAGCATTTTGACCAGTAACACGTTCTTTAATAGAAACGTTGTCAATCTTACCTTTGCCCGAGTTGGTCAAACGTAATAATGTTGTGTTATTAGGTGCAATTAATGTTTCAGTATAATGCCCAACTTCAGTATTTGCAATTCCTTGAACTGTATTATCACCAATTAAATTAGCAGTAATATTTCCAATCTCTGCACCATATTGGTCTTTGAAAGACTCAATAATATCATACTGAACTTCATATGTAACACCGTCTGCAATAGAACCAGTTACAAGTTGTTCAATATAAGCTGCATCTGTATTCGTAGTAAATGCACTACCACCAGTTACTTGCCATGAACCTGTTTCAGTCCATACAACTTCTTTGAAAGTAACATTTGATAATTCAATATCAGAACGGTAATTAATATCTACGCTCATGTAAACTTTAGCAAGTCCACCAATGTCGTTAGTCACTAAGAATTGCTCAGAACCTATTCCAGGAATCATTGCTAACGGTTCGATGTACTGAATAGTACCTAATTCAATATTCATTGCTTGAATCTTAGGAATTGAACCAGCACCCGTGGCTGTTATTAGATTTCCTTCATTAAGAATATCTGCCTGAGTACCTGATACTGGGAATGCAAATTCCGGAACAGGTTGAACTTGGAAATAATCAGTAGAAGTACCATTATCTACAACAATCTTATCTAGAATGTGTAGTGGTGTGTACATGTTATCTTGTCCGTGATGGAAGTAAACAGTAACAGCATCACCAGCATTAACAACAGGTAAATCAAGGATATTAAATTGACCCATCATAGAAGCATGCCAACTACATTGATAATACATTGTATCTGGTGCTACTTCAGGAACTGTCCAAGTCATAGTGTCGTATTTTGTAACACCATCGTCGTCAACACCCCATAAATCTAATATATCACCCTCAAGTTGATCACCAAGTCCTTCTTCGGCACGTGAGTTCTGAACACCTAATAGGTATTCACCGAAGTAAGCGCCTGGAGTGAAATGAGAACCATCATCAGTTGTAACGTAAATTGGGTGACCAGCAGAGTTAATCTTAAATGTGTATGTACCACCACGGTATAAATTAATTGTTCTGTTTGTTCCTTCAATCATTCCTGATTTATCGAAACGGTATAGTCCACCATCGTGTGTTACATGGTATGCACCATTAACCTCTCCAGGTGGAACGAATGGACCTAATCCAGAAATACCATCTGAACCAGTAAGTCCAAATTCTTCAGGGATTTTCCAAACAAATTCTTTTGCGAAATTACCAAGCCATTGTGAACTTCTCCATTGTGCTAGACCTGGATCTTCAGTAGGGTTTAATGCAAGACACGCTGTTTCAGAATCTTCACCATTGTAATACCAACCATCAATATCTAATTCTTCACACCAACCACTTAATCCCATACAATGAGGGAATGCTTGATCTGATACCCAACTTCCTGGCTCTTCTTCATTATTTACGAAATCGTTATGGTCGCCAGAAACAATAGTCAATCCATGGTCTGCTCTCATTGAAATACATTGTAAACCACCATTGTTTTCAAATCCTGCTTCTACAAGGTTGTCCCAACCACCACCTGGAATTGCTTTAATACCAGCAGCGTGCATATACATCGGTTGCGGATTACCTGAAATTGGATCAATCAAAGTAATATGACCAGATGGACTCCATGCATTATTAATAAATCTATATGTACCACCACGGTATAAATTAAAACCACCATTCGTGCCGTCATTACCACCAAATGATGCTTCAACCGCCTCATCTATTTGATAAGGAGCATAAACGTCTGATGAATGATCCCACCAAGACCAATACCAAGGTGAATCTTGAGCACCCTCAACGGTAGTTATCGTAGAGTCTACCCATGTAATTGTAGTTTGTGTATCAACCGTAATTTCCATGTTATCTGTCGGACCGTAACCATCACCAACAGCAATAACCGTATGGTCTAACATCTCACCAGGAAGTTCTGATGGCATATATGGTTGTGCACCTGAAGGAAGTTGTACAACATCACCAACACTTAATCCGTGATTATTTGATTTAACCGTACGCGGTCGTGACCATAGCATTTCTACACCAGATCCAACGACTGGGTCACCAACGTGGTTTGTAATATCTCTTTCTACTTGTAATCTATAAGAAGCAAGGTCGGATTCAACGGTATATTCCTCAATAACATTAAATGTAGTAGGAGTAGTACCTACTGAATCTTGTAATGGGTAAACAACAACTTCTGTTAATGCGAAATGATCAGCATCGATAACAAAATCAACGTAATAGTTAGTATTACCATGATGAATACCGTTATAAACGTTTTCGAAGTGAACTCTATCACCAGGAACTAAACCATGAGCATCCGACTCAATACCTTTTTCCTTCTTAACATAACCAGGAATATCTTCAAATGGAATAGCAATTGATGTTGGATTTAAATCGTCACCACCAATAGCATAATTATACCAACCAACGTTAAATTGGTCTGAACCTGGATACCAAACTCTATCAAAGTCGTGAATATGTTGGTCAATTTCAATAATCAAGTAAACGTCATTTACAGGATCTAAACAACCAAATTCTACTGTATGGAAATGTTGTGGATCTGAAGTACCAAAGTCTGAAGCTCTAATAAGAGTTGTACCTGAAGCTGCGCTCCAAGTTCCGTCTACATCTTGAGTAACATCTACTAATGGACTTGTTTTTAATGTTAATTCGTCTGCTTCTGATACTAACAATTCGTGATAGTGACCGAAGTTTACTAATTCAATTTTAGTACCACCAGAAATTTCAAAGTATTCTGACAATCCGTGGGTATGAGTACCCGTCATTCCTACAAGAATCATTCCACCCGCACCGTCATTTGCAGCGGCACTCCAGTCGAATGTAGCAACGTGTGTATGACCATCTGTTTCTGATGTAGTAATTAATGTAGCAGTAGAGTTTTGAATCTGTACGTATTCTGCAGGAGTGATTGTAGCAAGATGAGTGTGACCTACTTGATACATATCATCAAAGAATACGTCAACTCTTTCAGCACCTTTAGCAACACCAGTTATAATATATTCTTCCCATTTTCTTTCACCAACAGAAACAGAATTGTCTCCAGCACCATAACCAGTACCACCGTCAGTTAATGTGAGTGAGTAAACTCCTCCATCAACATTAGCATCTGCTTCTGCCGCTACGGTCGGAGTACCACCAACAAATAGAATTGTAGGAGCAGAATGGTAACCAGTACCATTATCTGTAATACTAATAACATCAATTTCTCCCTCAGGAGTAATTGTAGCAGTTGCAACAGCTTGTGTTGTTAATGTAGGTTCAGACCAAACTGAACCAGCAAGCGTACAATCTGATTGAGTAAGACTAATTCCATCATCACAATATGCATCTGGACCTAATTGAGCAACATCTGGAGCAGAAATTTGAATAGCTGGGACAGAAGTATAACCTGTACCAATGTTAGTTAATGTAATTTCTGTTAGAGAACCGTTGAATTCTAAAGTGCCCTCTGCTCCAGAACCACCACCACCCGTGATATACATTGTTGGTATTGAACTATATAGCTGACCACCTGTTTCTAATAAAAGTGTAGTAACAACACCACCAGTAACCGTAGCAACTGCAGTAGCAGCAATGGTATCAATTTCTACACCACCCGCAAATGTTACCAACATAGGTACACCTGCTTCTGGATTAGTTTCTACTTCTCCAGATTGGAATGTAATTAAATTACCGATTGATAAGTCGTGATATAAAGACTCAACGGCTGTTTGGTCGCCTGCGCCACCTAATGATGTACATAAGTTTTGTAATAATAGGTTAATAAAGTATGAATTCGATAAAGACGGTAATTCTACCATAGAACCATAGTTAATAGGCAATTTAATAGTATCGCCAGGGTTTAATCCGTGATCAACAGCATAAACAAATCTATGATTAGTAGTTGAAGATAAACGTCCCTCTTCTAATGGGTGGAATGTACAATGGAAATAAATATCATGGTATCCATCAACAAC